ACAATCATGGCAAGAGCAAGGCGGATTTGCGATGGAAGACTGATTTAGTGGTCTACAACACGGAATGGATGCGGGCTGACGTAGAGTCGTGGTGGCGGGACTACCAGGGCACTGAGGCGCCGCGCGGCATCGTCATCCATCCGGTTATCTTCCCTGAGCAGTACCGAGTCACCCCACCGTCGGCGCTCAAGGGCTGCATTACTTTAATCAATTTGTTTGAGGATAAGGGCGCGAGTCTGTTCTACAAACTCGCAGAGCGGTTCCCTAACCTGAAATTCTTGGGTGTGACTGGCGCGTACGGCAAACAAGACGTGCGGAAGCACCTTCCCAACGTTGAGATCATCGCGCATGTGGCTAGCCATCACATGGCTAGCACGGTCTACGCTCGAACTCGCGTGCTGTTAATCCCGTCGGTGTATGAGTCCTATGGCCGCGTCGGGGTAGAAGCTGCCTGTTCAGGCATCCCTGCGATCTACCATCCCACTGAGGGCCTGCAGGAGGCGCTGGGCGACGGCGGCACGCCGTGCGACCGTGATGATCTGGGGGCCTGGGTGACCGCGCTGGCGGGCCTCACCACACCGAAGGGCTGGGCTGCTGCGTCTGTGCGGGCGAAGGCCATAGCAACTCGGCTGACGCCGGCTGAGGACTTAGAACGCTGGGCTGAGGTCGTTGAATCGATGTTTGCCAAGGTGCCGATCTCGGTCTAGGAGGTGGAAGTCATGGCTTCACTGCCTCCATTGGTATCCGTCGGCGATGTGATCAATCGATTGCCTTCGAGCATCTCTGTTGACGAGAACCGAGTCAGTCAACTCATCAGGGATGCATCGGCCGCTGTTCGCCGCTTCACCAAACAAGACTTTACGGTTATCACAGAGACGCAAGGCATCCGACCCGTCGGCGGTAAGATAAAGCTGCCACAACGGCCGGTCCTCGCAATCAACAATATCTCTGTTCGGTTGCCGAACAGCTTGACTGAGTCGACGATCCCAGGATGGTACTGGGATGGGTCTGATGAGGTTTGGCTTACCGACGGTGGCTCGATCGTCAATCTGGCCGAAGAACTGTTGTTCGTCATGGATTGGCAAACACCCGAATGTCGGGTGAACTACACCCATGGCTACGACGAAGTGCCTGATGACGTCATTGGCGTGATCTGTTCCATGGTGACTCGAATAGTCACAGCACCGGGCCTTGGCGGGGTCATCTCTGAGAGCGTCGGTGAGTACACCTATCGGCTATCCGACGCGGCGGCTCAGGGTCCAATGTCCCTCACTCAGGCTGAGAAGGACGCGCTTGCCTCGTACCGGCCGCGCCGAACTAGCACTATTGAATTGAGGAGTTCGTGAAATCTGCTGATATAAAGGGTTATCGAGAGCTGAGTGCAGATGATGTGAACCTCATCAACGAGATCAAACAAGCCGAGATCGAGCTCGGCGCCTTATGGCAGCAGGTAAGTGCCATGGAAGGCATGGACGGGCGGTGGCTGTCTATCGCTAAGACACATTTCCAGGAAGGTTTCTCTGCTTTCGTCCGGGCAGTGGCTAAGCCTGAGGATGTCTTCTATCGCTAGTGGGATGGGGTGAGTAAGGGTGTTCTTCGCTCACCCCATGACTGTCACTGTCAATCACCGGGCAATAGATCGTAACGGCGACTACACTGTGATTAGCTCGTACCAGCAACCTAACTGTGCGATAAGCTTTGCCGGTCGAGCCGGTGCTGGTCGGACTAGCGAGCAAGAAAGCTTTGAACGAGACACCATGCGTGCGGCCACTGTGCTCTTTGCACCAGCTGACGCTGATATCCATATTGATGACACCATTACTACGCCTGACGGTATCACGTGGCATGTTTGGGGCTTGCCGACCACCTTCTCTAGTCCATTCACTGGTTGGCAGCCCGGCATGCAAGTGCCGCTTCGTGCTTACATGGGCTAATACATGGCGAGGAAGCTCAGCGCGGAGAGCACCAAAGGCCGTCATACAACGCATGCTCCTCGTTCCGGTCTTTGGAGGTCGCAGGTTCGACTCCTGCCCTCGCCCCTAAGGGGATTGACATGGCTTGGTCACGAGTGTCAATCAGCTATCGAGGTATGGGTGCATACCTTCGAGGCTCAAAAGAACTCCAAGCAGCGTTGCTGGCACACGCTGAGGTCGGCGTTAGGTTTGCCAAGTCAATAGCACCAGTCGGCCCGACCCGCGATCCGCACCGCACGGAGTTCAGGGACAGCATTCATGCTGAGAGTGCCCATGACGTAGAAGGGGCAAAAATAGCTCGGATATACGCTAATCCGATTTGGGTGGAGTTCGGGCGCAAGCACGTCAATCCTTACGTAGGTGCCCATGTGCTGAAGCAGACGAAGCAATACCTCAATTCACCAAAGCGTCGAGCCTAGGAGCACGCATGGGGCTAAATCTTCCTCCGTTCGCTGACGCTGAAGAAGTGATGTATTCCTTGCTAACACCACTGGGCACTGTGGTCAAAGGCACTCCAGTCAAACTCATAACACCTGTGTACGTGATTCGTCGCATTGGCGGTCACAGCGACTATGTCACTGACTTCCCTCAGATCCAAGTGTCGGCGATTGGTGACACCCGGCAAGGCTCTGTAGTAATGCAGATCAAGGCCCAGCAAGTCATCGAGAACGCCTTTGCCACTGAGGTCGCACTTGTTGATGGCTCAGTGGTGTTGATTGACGGCACGATCACTCTGACCTCGGGTCATATTGAGCCCTATGAGAACATCGATATCCGTGAAGTCCTAGGAATCTATGAACTTCGCATGCGGCGACCTGTTGTCGCTGCTCCTTAGAGTTATCCGCCCGGGTTGGGCGGCTCACGAAAGAAAGATGACACCCACCCGGGAGGGTAGTTGTGGCTGATTACACGAGCATTGCGCACCGTCAGGCCATCCTGATTCGCAAGGCTCTTCAAGGATCCGTTTTCGTGGCGCCGTACACGGCATCGCCGATCACGGCAATCACGACCGGATCTAGTCAGGACATTGCTCCGCTGCCGTCGGGGTACACCGACGTCGGCATGATCGACAAGAAGAATGCACCAACGTGGGCCAGTAAGGTGACGACGCAGGAAATCATGGCCTGGGGTGACGTCTACAGCGCACGGCGCGACATCACCAAGGTAGACGGCTCGCTGAAGTTCACCATGCTGGAGACCAACAAGCTGGCCCTTCAGCTCTACCTGGGACAGGACTTGTCGACGGCACCGCTCGCGCCGACCACGCGAGAACTTATCATCAACCAGGCTGCGCGTCCGCAGCCAATCCCTTACCGGGTGCTTGGTATCACGCAGGATGGCACCGGCACGAATGCGATCTATGTCGGTCGGTTCTATCCACGCGCGTTCATCACTGATATTGGTGACCAGAAATGGGATGATGACGCTGAGGCACTGGTCTGGGATGTCACGTTCACCCCGCAGAACGATGGCGTGCTAGGCACCCCAGTCGTGCATTTCTTTGGTGGTCCTGGCTGGCTTGCCCAGCTCGCTAACACCGGCTTCAATGCCAACCCTGGTGGCAGCTAATCCCTATCACAAAATGAGGAGCATGAACGATGGCCACATATAAGCTAGATCGTTACATTGCCGAGGCTGAGGTTGATCCATTCGTCTTGGACCTCGGCGATGACAAAGAAGCGATCGTTATTCAGGCACCGATCTCCGAGACCATGGTAGAGATCACCGAGGTTCCTATGAATAGGACTCGGCGAATCTTCGAATTGCTGTGTGGAGAAGAGCAGTTCGAGCGTGTATGGGAAGAGGTCAGGTACCTGCCTGCAACAGTGTTGCAGGGCATCATGCTCGACATGTTGAGGCACTTCAAGGTGTTTGCTGAGGTGAGTCAGCTACCGGGGGGATCCAGAGCCTCGCGGCGCTGATCGAGCAACATGGCGAGGCAATCGAATACGATTTTCGACATGAGTTAGGCATAGACCTCTACGAGTATATTCGTGGTGAGCGGCCTTGGACTCAGTTCTATCGATTTCTTGTTCGGTTGCCTCGCTCTGGGCATTTCTATGCGGAAGTGCTTGCCGACCCGGCATCAGTAGAGCACTTGCTCAAGAGGCAATCAGACAAGCCGGCCATGCCGCTGGCTGGCTGGACCACCGACCACGAATTGCTGACAACCATCATTGACATCCTGAATCATCTTCATGCCACTTTGATTCAGGTCAACGATGAGAAGGGTCGCCGGCCGGATGTACAACCTATGCCTAGACCAATCACCGCGTTGGCCAAGGTCGAGGTAAGACAAGCAGTGGCACATCATCGCGAGCTCGTTGCTAAATTCCTGCCGAGATAATAAAAGAGGGGGCCGGCAATGACTGATTACAATGCCGGCCAAGCCTATTTAACAGTACTGCCTGATCTAAGTGGTTTCGGTGATAGAGTTCGAGAAGAACTCGCGAAGGACCAGACACAGTTCACTGTTCCCGTCAAGCCTGAGGTAGACAAGACCAAGGGCAGCAAAGACGGCGAAGAGTACGGCGGTGCCTTCGGCGACGCTATGAAGGCCCGCATCAGTGCGGCTCTCAAAGACTTGCCGAAAGCAAAACTGGATGCCGACGCCACTGATGCTGATAACAAGCTTGCTGCGATTCGAGCACGGCTTGAAGAGCTCCGAGACAAGCGTATTGGCATTGATCTCACAGCTGACCAGGCTCTCGCTGAGATGTCGGCCATCAAGGCTGATCTCGACGAGTTGGGTCGCAAGTCGCCGAACATTCAGGTCAAGGTCGACGCTCTCAAGGCGGCAGCTGACCTGGCTGGCATCAAAGCGGAAGTAACCGCGCTCGACGGCAAGAACGTCAACATCAAGGTCGACGATCAGGGGTCGGCGCACGAGGCGACTGGCAACATCAACGCTTTGATGCTGGCCGGCATCTCCTTGGGGCCTGCCATCATCCCGGTGGCTGCGGCCGTCGCCGCTGCGCTGGCCGGCATCGGTACCGGGGCAGTGCTCGGTATTGCAGGCATCGGCACGATCAAGCTCGCCTTCAGTGGTGTCACTTCGGCACTGAAGGACATGGACGCGGCGCAGCAGGGTAGCGGCAAGACAGTCGCTGAAGTATCCGCGCAGCAAATCTCCTCAGCTAACTCCGTGGCATCCGCCCAAGATGGCGTGCGAAACGCTCTCCGGGCCGTTGACGACGCTCAGCACCAAGCCGCGCTATCAGCTCAACAGGCTGCTCGGCAGGTCGCCAGCGCGGCGCAAGGCGTCCAAGACGCCTACATTCAGGCCGGCATCTCCATCCGCAGCGCCTTGGAGGCGCAGACGCGGGCTGAGCAGCAATTAGCTCAAGCGCAGCAGTCGGCTCAGCTGGCTCAAGAGTCCCTGACAGCTGCGCGCCAAGCAGCCCAGCGCCAGATCGAATCCCTGACCCTGGCAGTCGAGGACGGCGCGCTGGCCGAGCGCCAAGCTCAGCTGAACATTCAGCAGGCCAAGCAGCAGCTAGACGCCACGCTGGCCAACCCGGCAGCTTCTCAGCTGCAGCGCGCGCAAGCTCAGCTATCGTACGACCAGGCGGTCCAGCAGCTCAAAGACATCCAAGTCCGCAACCAGCAGAATGCTCAAGACAAGGCGGCTGCCGACGCTAAGGGCGTTGAGGGCTCTGATCAGGTCCGCGCGGCTCAGCGCGGCGTGGCGCAGTCCACTCAGGCCGTAGCCGACGCTCAGCAGGGCTTGTCAGACGCTCAGGCCAACGTCGCGGAGACCCAGCGGTCCAATACCGAGAAGATTGCCAATGCACAACAGGCGTTGGCCACGGCTCAACAAAATCAGGCAGAAAGTGCCCGGCAAAGCGCTGAGACGGTTCAAAAGGCTCAGGAAGGGGTCATCACAGCGCAGCGTGCGCTAGCTGGCGCGCTTGCCCAACAAGCTGCACAGCAAAGTGCAACGAGCTCATCGGCTAACAAACTAGCCCAAGACATGGCTAAGTTGTCGCCGGCAGGTCGGCAATTCGTTACCTTCATCCATGATGACATGGAGCCGAAGTTAAAGCAGTTGCAGGCCACGGCTCAGGCTGGATTGCTGCCAGGCGTCCAAGCTGGCTTGACAGCGATGCTGCCGTTGTTCCCTGAGATCGACTCCTTTGTTAACGTCTTTGCCACCTCGTTGGGTGATCTCGCTCGACGGGCTGGCCTAGCACTGAATGATCCTTTCTGGCACAACTTCTTCGGCTACATCAAGGGTGAGGCCGGGCCTTCGATCCAAACCTTTGGCACGATCGTCGGTAATCTCGCTCGTGGGGCTGCCGGGCTGGTTGAAGCATTCAAGCCGGTTTGGGACCAAATGGGTCAAGGGCTTGTGCGCTTGACTGGTGAGTTTGCCGACTTCGGTACACACACAGGGCAAAACTCCGGATTCCAGCAGTTCTTGGAATACGTCAAAGTAGAAGGCCCGAAGGTCGTGCAGTTCCTCGGCGACTTCTTTAGCGCCCTTGGTAATGTTGGTCGTGCGCTTGGTCCGCTCGGCGGTCTGATACTAGGTGTGGTCGATGGGCTACTCAAGTTCATCAACGGCATGGACCCGGCCGACCTAGAGTTCTGGGTAATAACGCTGTGGTCTGGGTACGAAGCATGGAAAGCTTGGCAGATTATTTCCATCATTACCGAGGCTGTCATAGGCTTCAAAGATGCTGAGATCGTAGCAGCATTGATGACTGGTGATTTCACTGCGGCGTTTTGGGCACTGAATGCGGCAATGGACGCCAACCCTGTTGGCTTCATTATTGGCATCCTTGCAGCACTAGTTGTCGGTGTGATCTACTGCTACACTCATTTTCAGACATTCCGCGATATCGTCAATGATGTGTGGACAGTAATTAAGACCGTTATCGAGACGGTGTGGAACCTCACTGTTAGAGTGATTTTCGACGCTATTACCTCTGGATT